AGCTTGATGTTGGCGAACGTCTTCGACCCGTCCTGGCTCTGCTCGTGGACGATGACGACATTGGCCGGGCGCCCGATGAGCTGGTCGAGGTCGAGGCTGCTGGTCTCCTGGTCGGTGAGTTTGCGCCCGAACCAGTCGCGCAGGAACTTGGTCAGGCCTGCCTTCTCGTGCAGGCTCGGTGTCATTGGGGCTGTCATGACCACCCAGGGCTGTGCGGGGTTGCGGCTTTTGTCGATCAGATCGAGCTCGAAGGCGATCTTGAACTTCTCCTTGGTGCCGTACTGCGTTTCGTAGGGCTTGAGCGGCGTGATATCCACGCATACTGCGCGGCCATTGTATTCGGGGCACGGGGCGTAATCCTTGCCACCTGTTTTTCCACTTACGATCATGTTTTCGTCTTACGTTGTGTTGTTGTTGTTGTGTTATTTCGAGGCCTTCTCGACCTCGGAAAGTTGTTGAGCCATGCGGGCGTAGTTCGCCCAGTAGTCCGGGAAGGCATCCCGCAGCTTCTTTAGGTTCACAGGATCTGCAGCCAATGCCGCGGTGCCCAAGGCACGCACGAAGCTGCCGCCGTACTCCTGCATCGTCCTGGCCACATCTCGGTCGGTGACATTCACTTGGTTCCCTTTCCCCTGCGGCGCGTCCAATAGGATGTGTATTCCATCTTCTTGGCCTTAGAGGCCGCCAAGATCTCGCTGATCTCGCCCTTGCGGAATCGGTAGTGGCCGGTGCCTTCGTGTCTGAGTTTTTCTGCTTTGTTCATACCTTTTCGGTGAGTGATCAGATGTACCTGTTCCGCTCCTTCGTTTTGACGTTGATGAGGTATTCAATGGCCCCACAGGCATTGATGCTTGAGGTATGTTCCCAATTCTCCTTGTTGTCGTAGTACTCATGCCAGCGCTCGCTGGGTGCCACGATGACTTGTCCGGTCTTCCGGTGCTTGAATACGAATGCGGCAGGTCCGATTGGCACGTTCATCGTCCCTCCAACCATTTCCTGAGGTCGTTCAGTTCGTCCACTTTGGCTTCCAGCTTTTTGATCCGCTCACGGGCTTTGAGCAGCGCGGCGCGATAGTTGTCTGATCTAGTGCCAAGCGTGTAGATGCGCTCGCCGTCCTCGATGAGCCTTGTTTTGTAGGCTTTGACGTCCAATTCCAGCTCAAGGATACGACTATTCGCTCCAGCCAGTTGCCGTTCCAACTGACGGGCGAATCCGGCTTTCACGAACTGGATTAAATCCCACGTTATGTATGCCTGCCGGTCTGTGCGCGGGGTTTTGGATATGGGCTTTTTCACCGATTCAACTCCTTGAATATGAAATAAGTCGAACCTGCAATCACAAGTGCAAGCCACAGTTCTGGGTGTCGCTTGTGGAAATCAATCTCCTCTTTAACAAATTCAATAAATTCTCTGAGTTTCATGGCTTCTCCTTTCTGTTTTTAGACTCCACTCGTTCACGCCCAAGAGCCTCACGAGCATCGTCGCGGACGTAGTTGTTCACGGCGTAACCCAGATCCTCTGGATCTAGGAATCGGTTGATGAATGACTCCATTCGATTGATCCTCTCGCTGGCTTCATTGAGTTCTCGTTCTAGCTGGCGGCATAATGATGAGTAACAGACCCACCCTCCAATGTCAGAATGGAAACGGTTTTTATCAGTCCTAGGTGTTTCACTCATAGCTTTCCATCCTTTGCGTACATTTCACGAAGCGAATCAATCGCTTCATTTTGCCGTTTGTTCTGCTCTTTCAACCGTTCGTTCTCCAGCTCAATTTCGGAAACTAGTTCTTCATTCAACTGGAGATGCTCCATGTAAGACTTCCTCTCCCCTTCGAGCTTGTCCCACAGAGCGCGGAGACGGTTTTCGAGTTCGGTGACGTACTGGCGTGAGTCGGCCAGTTTCTTGTCCAGATCCAAGCAGGTCTGCTCCCACGTTGGAGGCGGTGTTCCGCGCATCATCTCAATTATACCCGTGTTGTTGATTTGGTTCATTTGCACTCCTTCCATTTGAATTGTGGTTTACCGCTCTTGTCGGCCACCCATTCGGCATGGCCTGCTAGAACAGCCTGTTGCTGCATTTCATTAGTCCCTCTATCGAACCCCTTGATCAGCCCCATCGTAGCCAAAAACACGAACAACAGCGTGCATGGAATCACTAGTGTGTATTTCCAGTATTCGTCTCTCACGGCAACGGCCCTCCATTCTCCCACAGCAGCAGATCAGCGCGGAGAGCGTCGTTCTCACGCTCTAGTTGGGCGATGCGCATGTGCTGCTCCGCTAGTCGCTCCCCTGCTTCAGCGACTGCCGCGTTGGCCGCGCCGTCCTCGGATTGAATATCCTGAGACAATATCCGCATGGCTGCGATCAGTGTTTCGGTTGAGGTTCTCACGGCTTGTCCTCCTTGGCTTTGCGCTCTGACAATTCTTTCATGATCGGATGGAACTCGTTGTCCCTCCATCGAATAACGGCCTCCTGCCATTGTGGTTTCTGTCGCGTCCAATCTCCTCCGCTTACATTGGCGATGATTCCCCATGCGGTTTCTAAGCAGTCATCCAGTCGCCTTGTATTCTCGTTGGCAGCGTTGAGTTCGCGTTCGAGCTGGCAAGCGAAGTTCGCGTTCACCCAATCTCCCATGAAGTGCTTGTCTCCGCTTCGTTTAGCATCCGTCCTCGGTGTATCGCTCATTTGCCCTCCCTCGCTTTGAGCATCGCGTCGGCAAACTCATAGGCAGAGCGTGAAACCAATTCCACATCTCTCTTGCTTTTCACAAAAAGGCTCGGATCCGAAACGATTCCCTGCAAAGCCGCCGCCGCGAAGTAGTCGCGAAGGGTCATGCCGGGGAACTTGCGAGTGTCACATACTTCACCGTTGCAGCGTATTTGTTCCTCGCTAGGAAACGCCGGCCCTCCGTCGTTGATTGGTTGGTTGGTCATTTCAATTCCTCCACCACTTTCACCATCGGAACAAAATCCAATCGGTTGCTGTCGTCGATTGTGATGCCCAAGTTATGGCGACGGCAGAACAGCTCGGTTGCGTTGTAGACCTCCATCATCGTCTTCTCGGGAAGGTAGAGAGACAGCAGTCCTTTGAATGTGAGCCGCATAGTCTCTGATTGGTTATCGCTCATTTCAGTCCCTCCACCAGCATCGCGTGCTCCAGGATCAACACAGCGTCGGCCGTCTTCAGTGTGATCGTCAGCCTCGGCTGCCTCTGCTGTGCGATCTGCTTCAGGTGGGCCTTCCAACGGTCGCCGTGCGTGGCCTTGGTGCCGGCCTGGATGGTCTTCTGCCAAGTCTGGGGCGGCACCTCAATGGTGCGGATCTTTCGGCTGGCAATGAGCCCGAACAAGAAGCCTACGTTGCGCCCAAAGTTGAACATGGCGCTGCCCGGGGCGCCTTTGCCGCCCACATAGCCGCCGACCTTCTCGATGAACACCACGTCGGATACGCCCAGCCTGTCGAGCACCAGGTCGCGCACATCAGCGTCGGTCGTCGGCATGGCGTCTAGCGTCACACCGCTCGGGCCGTAGTGCGCCAGCCCACCGGACAGGCCGGGGTCGATAGCTAAAATGCGTTTCACTTAGCGTTCCTCCTTAGCCACGCCCGGATGGCCTGCTCGGTGACGGCGCCGACCTTCAGGCCTGTAGCCTTGCAGTAATCGCGCAGCGTTTTGTGGATCTCTGGGTTCACGTTGATCGTCTTGGTTTTACTCATTTGAGATTCTTCTTCACCTTCGCCCAGTAGGCCTCTGTGGCTTGCTTCTTGTCTCCAGCAGGACCCCCATTCCAACGTCTGGCGAGCTGCTCTGTGCTGGCTCCTCGGCCGTATTGCTTGAGGTAGGCCTCGCAGACCTGACGAGCTGCAGCTCGATTTGTCATTTGGTCGTGCCGGTATTTGCTTCCAGTGAATCGGTTCACATCAAGCACAACGGCCTTGTGGATCTGTAGCGGCCCGATGGCCTTGCCGTTGTCGCCGATGGCCATGTCGTTGCCTGAGCTTTCGACGATGATCAGAGCGCTGATGAGGTTGGAGATGGTGGTCATGGTTGTTTGGTTGAATCTTGAGAGATGATCATTGCTCGGTAGTCGCGCATTGATTTGCCGCGTGCGAATTGTGTGATGATTCCAGTGTTCTTGTTTCGGCGCCAAATAGAGGCGTCTGTCTTTCCGCTTGCTGGTTGAACGGCCGTGTCGGTGACCAGCAATTCCTCTTGAAGTGATTTCCTCCAGACGTTGATTTTCCTCATTCTGCGAATGCCGCCGTCTTGAACTGCGATGCACTTGTATCCCATCTCAGACCAAAACCTGTTTGCGTCGAGGTCGAACCCACACCGAAGAGTGATAGTGAAAGCTCCAGTAGCGTATTCCTCCATCGCAGCCACAAGAGCAGCACCGTAGAGCTTGCGCCTTGCGTCGTATTCGATGCAGACCTGATGACACTTCACATCGGATCCTGCAGCACCGACGTACAGGTAGCCGCAAGGCTGACCGTTCAACAATCCGAGGAAGATCCTGCCGTTCTCAGACTCCCGCTCGAAAACGCACTTCGGATAGAAGCTCAATGCTTCAGCGTTCTTCTTCTGCAGTGCATCGACGTACAGAATGAGGTCCGGATGTACCTTTACGATTTGAAAGTCGACACTCATTTGGTTTGGAGAGTTATGCGCGTTGACTAGTCGCGCCCCTAGGCCTGTGTTTCCTCTCAGGCGGAAGGTGTGGCTTAATTGGCGCCACCAGCCCTGAAAGTCAGTTAGCCAAAAGCGTTAGGTCTTCCTGACGAAGCTCGCGTTGACACACGTTGCTCAACTCTCCATTGCCGTGATACCAAAAATCGACTGCAACGATGTGGTCACCAATGTCTATGAATTGAATCGTGCAGATTCTAGGGCCAGACGAAAAACTGGATGGCTGGATTACTGGAACGCTCTTGATGAGTTTGGGAAGATTCATGGTGTTGATCTCGTTGACGGGATCAATCTGCCACACCACCCAAACACCTGCAACACATTTTTACTATTTTTCCCTCTTTTTGCAGAAACCCCAATGTTTGCAGGGGTGAAACGAGGGTCAAAAAATCACGATGCGAGCTCATTTGGCAGTCGAAGGTCGACGTACCGGATGGTTTCGTAGCGCTGCGTGGACGTGGTGGTGTCGAAGTAGCTCGAGACCTGGCGCCGCTCGCCGTCGCTGAAGTTGCGCAGGGTGTCGAAGCCGGTGGCGGCCACAGGAACGGCCTCATTCGGCTGGCCATTCTCGGTGTCGAAGTTCCACGCGGTGAAGCCTTGGCTGTCGGAATAGGTGGCCAGATTGACCGCGGGAACGTACCAGTAGTCGTTGCCGCCGGCGTCCTGGTCACGGTAGCAGACGACGCCATTGGCGATCAGAAGATCGTATGCCTGCTCGGAGATGTAGAATGACGGGATGGTGCCGCCCGATTCACGCCCGGAGGGCCCGAGTAGCACCATTCCGATGGTCAGCACACCGAGCACCCGGGATGATCCGGTGGCGTCGTACAGCGGGCAGGATGACATACCCAGGCACAGCGGAACTGCCCGCGTCCAGGCCCGCACCGACCATTCCAGAAGGTTCCAGAGCCATGGGCTCTTGGGGATCTTGTGGAAGAACGGGCCGCCGCCGGGCAGGTATGGGTTTCCGACCGGATTGTAAGGCAGATCGAACCCGACCTGCTCGACGCCACCTGTCCAGCAGATGTGCGTCATGTTATCCCGGTACGGCGGCGAGTAGGTTGATGACTTGAACGGCACGCTCGAGGCGAACGAGGCGCCGCGGCCGTCCTTGAAAATGTCGTCCCGCTGGGCCGGCACCAGGTCGACAAACGAGCTGTTGTCGGCTGTCGGTATGTAGGCGTACTGCTGAGTGCGGTTCGGGCTGCCCGGGATCCGCACCGAGGCGTCGATGCCTCCTGGGCCGCCCCACTTGTTCAGCCAGAAGTCAGCGCCCCACGGCCTGTCATCGACGCCACCGCCGGAGGCCATGTCGATGTCGTAGGCTCGGACCTGCTCGAAGTCATAAACAGAGCTGGAGAAGCCCCAAGGACCGCCTTCAGGGATGAAGGCCGTGTTGACTGCAGGAACGCCTGCGGTCTGAACCGGGCACAGTGTCGGCATGACGTTGGCCCATTGTTGGCTGACAGATGTTCCGGCAACCTGCAGGTAAAAGATCCTAGTGCCGGATGTGTACCGGGTATTGAACCACGGGCCGACTCCGAAACCGATAGGCCTGTCGGCGATGTACAGGCTCTGGTTGTCGGCTGTGGTCTCGAAATTATTGAGTAGGCTGCCACCGATGCCACCGGATGTTGCTGCACGGCACATCAGGCCGAGCGGTGTCATCGTAACGACCGAGACCTTCTCCTCCACAATATCGACCACATCGTCGTAATTGTTCAGGAAGCCAACCTCAACTCCGATTCTGCGCCTAAGATCGCGCATGGTGTCGAAGATTGTGGCCTCGTTTCCAGCGGCCCAGTTGAAAATGCCGGATCCGTTGATCGGTGAAACCTCGGTGCTGTATTGCACCGGGTAGACCGTCGAAATCGTCTTTACGTTCGCATCTATTTCCCAAAAAGGATCGGCCGCTGTCGTAAATATGTTGGCGTCGATAGGGTAGATGCGAATGACGCCACGCTGCGTGGTCACCTGCATCCCGGTGGCCGTGACGTTCACGTCGATGCCAAGATCCCGCAGACGGTCGACCAGGCTGGTCGTGCCGTTGAAGATGCGGATCTGATCGGAGACGACATCTCCGGCCGCGTTGCTGAACGTCACACGGGCACGGCCCCAGGTAAACACGGCATCCCCGATAGTCGTGTTGGCGTTGCTCGGGTCGGCATAGGAACCCGAATAAACCTGCCGGATGTCGTAAGGGATGAACGGGTCATGGATTGTGACCATCGTCCGGCGCCACTCGAACAGGATGAACGGGTTGGCCACGTTGTTGGCCTGGGCGGATCGTTCGAGACTCAGGAACTCCGACTGGGTGGCGGTGTCGGACCATGACGGCGGCCCTTCGGCGAGGAACGGGATGTCGCCGGTGAAGTACGGGAAGAAATAGCGGCAGAAGGTTCCACCCGGGAATGTCACCGCCCAGGTGCCGTCTGGCCGGCGCCGGAAAGCCCTGCAGGAGCCCGCGGCAACGAATTGGCGGTCTGCACTGCCATCGGGCAGTTGCAACAGCACCACGGCCGTCCTGGTGCCGCAGTTGTGCACCCGCCAGCAGTCGTAGCGCTGGTATGTGCGCAGGATACGGAACTCGTAGATGCCATCGAGCGCAATCTCGGCCACGGCCAGCCGGTGCTTGTGGATCCGGCCAGGAGGCAGTGTCGGCTCGATGCCGGCGCCGAGGCTGCCTCGAACATAGGAAGTCAGGCCCGAGGTCGACGGTGGATCCCATCCGAGATGCACGTCGTACTGGATCCCGGCCACCTCGCGCTTCAGTAGCTCGAAGCTGTAGTGGATGTCGGCGACGTCACAGGTGAACGGGTCGCCACCGGCCACCCAGTGGTCGACGTAGGCCTGCCCGCCTTCGACGTCGAGGTGCTTGGTCTCGAGCTTCGACAGCTCGACCTGTGTCTGCACCTGGTTGTGGTTGTCGCGCCAGTCGGTACCGATGCCCGGGATGTAGTCGGGCCCGACTGCGTTGTCGGATCTGAGGCGTTTGCAGGTGTCCGGGTCGTTTCGGTAGACGTACCAGACGCCGTATGGGTATTTGCCTTCCCACACGCCCGAGGCTGAGTCAGCGAACAACGGGCTTTTGCCGTTGAGCACCCGGTGGCATTTCTGGTCGAAACGGGAATAGAGGCTGTTCAGGTTCGACGCCGTGAACATCTTCTCCCGCTTGTCTACGGCGAAAGGCATGGCGTCGGATCAGTAGAACCAGGATTCCTCGG